TGTCACTAGAAAATAGAATAATTAAGTTCTGTCTTAATCGTGACTTTTTTGAGGATAACAGAAAGAGAATAAGCAAGAAGAATTTTACTAATGGTCTTGCCGAAGTCTATGATGTTATCAAAGATACTTACAAAAAGCACGACAACATACAGAAACTTTCTGTCGAAGAAGTTAAAGATGCATACTTTAATATTTATAAACCTGCATCTACGACTGCTCACAAACAGAAAATGTCTGCCATACTGGACAACATTCAGAATGATGAAACAGAGTACAACGAAGATATCGTTGCAGATGCTCTAAAAAATTTACGTATCAAACAACACGCTTTTGATTTAGTTCAAGAAGCCAATGCTGTTTGGAATAGTAATAATACCAGTCTAGCTAAAGTTAAAAAGTTAGTAGATGAGTTTGATGAAGATGATGTAACAGTAGAAGGAGAGTTAGTTCCTGTTACAAAGGACATAAATGAAATGTTAGAAGCAGTATCGATTACTTCTAAGTGGAAATTTAATATTAAAACTTTAGGAGATAGAATAGATGGTATTGGTGAAGGTAATCTCATGGTTATCTTTGCTAGACCAGAAACAGGAAAGACTGCTTTTTGGGTTAGTCTTGTTGCAGGTCATAATGGTTTTGCCCATCAGGGAGCAAAGGTTCATTGTTTTATTAATGAAGAACCTGCAGTACGAACTCAAATGAGAATGGTATCAGCTTGGACTGATATGCATCGTTTGGAAATACAAGATAATTTAGATGAAGCCAATGAAGAGTGGGCAAAGATTAGTGACAATATTGTTTGCCACGACTCTGTGGATTGGTCTTTAGAATCTTTAGATAAATATTGTGAAGATAATAAACCTGATATAGTCCTTGTTGACCAACTAGATAAAATTAATGTTGATGGTGATTATAATCGAGGTGATGAAAGATTAAGAGCAATATATTTAGGTGCTAGAGAGATAGCAAAAAGAAGAGGGATTACTTTGATAGGTATTTCCCAAGCTAGTGCAGAAGCCGAAGGATTAACTAATTTATCATTTGATATGATGGAAAATAGTAGAACAGGGAAGGCAGCCGAAGCTGATTTAATTATTGGTATTGGTAAAGCCCATTCGGAAGGTAGTTCGCCAAATTTGCTAAGAAGTCTCAACGTACTAAAAAACAAAATAAATGGATGGCACGGTATTGTTAATACAGTGCTTGTCCCAGAGAAATCGAGGTATCAAGAATAATGAGAGTAACAGTATTTGACGTTGAGACTACAGAAGAAGGATATAAAGGAAGTCCTAATCCTTACTATCCAGAAAATAAATTAATAAGCTTAGGAATAAACAAAGAGTATTTATTCTTTTGGCATCCTGACTTAAGCGACATCGATTTAAAAAAGAATAAAAAGATTGTCCAAGATATTTTAGACAACACAGATTTACTAGTAGGTCACAATATTAAATTTGATTTATCGTGGATATATTCTTGTGGATTTAAATATGAGGGTAAAATTTATGATACTATGATTGCTGAGTATGTTTTACATCGTGGTGCTAAAACTAAAATATCTCTTGCTGAATGTTGTTTACGTAGAGGATTAGTTAGAAAAGCTACTTCTATCATTGATACTTATCGTGGTCAGGGAATGACATTTAAAGATATTCCCCCAAAGGATATAGAGTTCTATGGTCGAAGAGATGTAGACTGTACAGAAGAATTATTCAATTCACAGATGCAAGACCTAAAGAAAAAAGTAAACAATCCTTTAGTCACTACTATTAGAATGATGAATAGATTTACAAAAGTTCTAACAGAGATGGAAATGAATGGTATTTATATTGATAAATCTAAACTAGGCGAAGTGAAAGAAGAGTTTGAAAAAGAACATAAAAAATTAAAAGCACAGATAGACGATACTATTTGGGATGTCATGGGTGATACTAGGGTTGACCCTAGCAGTCCAGAACAATTATCTTGGCTTATCTACGGTGTTAAAATAAATAACAAAAAGAAATGGGCTGAGTTATTTAATATTGGTATGAATAAAGATACCAATAAACCAAAGAGAAGACCTAAGTTAACTATTACTGATTTTAATAATATTGTAAAAAAATATGCCAAGCCTTTACATAAAACTAAATCAGAACAATGTCCTACTTGCTATGGCAAAGGTAAAGTACAGAAGATGAAGGTCGATGGCAATCCTTACAAGAACTTAAGTAAGTGTGAAACTTGTGAAGGCGATGGTTATGTCTATCATCAACTAAAAGAATTAGCAGGATTTAAAGTTAATTTAAAAAGTGTAATTGAAAACTTTTCAAGAGACTCTAAAGATACTGCAAGTAAATTAGTAGCCTATACTTCAACAGGTGGATTTAAAACAGACAAGATAACTTTAATGACGATTGCTAAATATAGTAAAAATGGAATTGTAGATTTTATTGATATGGTAACTCGTTATGGTGCAATCGAAACGTATTTAAAAACATTTGTAGAAGGTATAGAAAACTTTGTAGGTTGGAACTCTATCTTACATCCAAGGTTTATGCAGACTGCTACATCAACAGGAAGATTATCAAGCCGAGACCCTAACTTTCAAAATCAGCCACGTGCTAAAACTTTTCCGATTAGGAAAGTTATTAAGTCACGATTTAAAAATGGTAAGATTATGGAAGTAGACTTTGCACAGTTAGAATTTAGAACTGCAGTCTTCCTTGCTCAGGACAAACAAGGAATGAAAGATATTGAAGATGGTGTGGATGTTCATCAATTTACTGCCGACATCATTGGAGTATCTCGACAAGATGCAAAGGCTCATACATTTAAACCTTTGTATGGTGGAGTCAGTGGTACGGATGATGAGAAAAAATATTACACTGAGTTCTTAACTAAATATAAACAGATTAAAGAGTGGCATGATAAATTAGAATATGATGCGATTGCTACTAAAATGATTACCTTACCTACAGGAAGACAATACTCTTTCCCTGATGCTAAAAGGATGCCTTGGGGTAGTTCTAATTATTCTACCCAAATAAAAAATTATCCTGTTCAGGGATTTGCTACTGCAGATATTGTCCCCTTAGCTTGTCTTAATGCTTATGAATTAATGAAAGAGAAGAAGGTAAAAAGCCTGTTAATCAATACTATTCACGACAGTATTGTAGCAGATATCTATCCGGGCGAAGAAGATGTCATGGCAGAAATACTAGCCAAATCAACAAGAGGGGTAAAAGATTCAATGAAATCAATGTATAATATTGACTTCAATGTACCTCTTGATATCGAAGTAAAAATTGGTAGTGATTGGCTTGACATGACGGAAATAAACGTGTAACTTATCCACAACTATATAAGGAGGTCATATGAATGATGACTAATGAAATCTCAATAAAAGGAATGTCTGATGCTCAAATTATGGCAGCGATTGGACAAACGGTTGATACAAACAAACCGATGCTATCCCGACTAACAATAAATAGGGATGCTGAGGATGATGATGGTAATAGATTACCTACAGGTCACTATTGCATTTATCACCCAGAATTAGAACAGAATATATATGGTGAGACAGTAGAGTTTAGACCCTTCTATACTGCTTATCAATATATGGCATATAATCCTGCCGAAAAAAAATATACTTCTCGTTCTGTAATTTTTAGAAACTGGAAAGAAGATATTATTGATAGCACAGGAGGTACTCGATGTGGTAAATTACCAGAGGCTCAAAGAGCAAATCTGAATGATGCCGAAAGAGAACTTCAAAAACAGATAAAGTGTTATAAGATGACTTATGGTACAGTATCTTTTAAAGGTAAGAGTGCTAAAGGTGAAGACATTGATGTCGAAAACTTTCCCGTTCTATGGAGAAACACTGGAACTAACTATAACATAGTTAACGAAGCTTTCACTGGCTTGACTAATCTTGGTAAACCGATGTTTAAATATACTTTAACATTAGGTACAGAGAAAAGAAAAGCAGGGGCAGTTCGCTTCTTTGTTTCTACTTACAAAATCAACAAGGATAAAGAGTTAAACTTTAGTTCTGATGATGAGAAAACTTTAGAAAGTTTCTTAACATTAATTAACTCTGAAAATAAAAGTGTCAGTACAATGCATGACAAAGCCACTGCTCAGGAAATTTCTGATAGTGACGATGCAAAGATTATTGAACAAATTGCTTAGCATTGAACATACTTTTAATTAAAATCCAAGAACTGTTAGCCCGTTCCTCAAAGGAGCGGGTTGACATATCCGATGATATCATCGAAGAGTTTGGTGAAGCTTGTAAACAGGCTTTTAAAAAACAATTTACTGAAGAAAGAGATAAAAACTTTTCCATTAGAATGTCTAGTATTGGTAAACCATTATGCCAACTACAAATGGAAAAACATAATACTTCTTCGGAAGACCCACCTTATAATTTTAAAATGAGAGTTTTATTTGGAGATTTAATCGAAGCTTCTGCTATTGCTATTATGAAAGCAGCAGGGATTAAAATACAATCAGAACAACAAGAAGTTCACAATGAAATTGCAGGAGTAAAAATCAAAGGCACATATGATGTTGAAATAAAAGATAAAATTTTTGATATTAAGAGTGCTTCCCCTTGGGCTTATGATAATAAATTTGCTAAAGGTTTTGAAAATGTAGAAGAAGACGATAGCTTTGGATATGTTGTTCAAGGTTCATTGTATTCTGATTCTTCAGGTAAGCCTTTTGGTGGTTGGATTGTAATCAATAAATCTACTGGGGAATGGCAAATCGTAGAAACTCCTACATATAAAGAAGATTATAAAGTAAAAGCATTAAAGACTGCATCAGATAATATTGATGCTCTAGTTAATGACAAACCATTTGAAAGATGTTTTGATGATATTCCCGAAACATTTAATAAAGTAAGTACAGGTAACAGAGTACTAAGTAGTATCTGTTCTTTCTGTCCTTATAAGAAACCTTGTTGGGGTGAAGAACTACAATATCTACCACAGCAACAATCAAAAGCAAAATCACCGAGATGGTTTTGGTATACTAAATTAGTAAATCCTAAGGAGGAAAAGAATGACAACTAAAAGTAAAGATTTAGCATCACGTGGTCCAACAGTATATGTAACCCCTGTTCCCACAAAGGAAGGGGCATTTATGTGTAGTATTAAAAAGAATAAAAATCCTTCTGATGATGAAAAGACTTGTGAGATTATTGCAATGGGGATGATGAAGTTAGCTTTGACTGACCCTCAATATGTTTATGATTTAGGCATGGAAGCTTTGGAAGAAGAAGAGATGATTGAAAATAATAAACCATTATTAAAAGGTAATGGTAATCATAATGATACAAACATCATTGATATCTTAGATTATATTAAATTTAAAAATAATAGTGGTAAATTAAACTAATGAGTAAAGATAATTTCAATAACTCTGATGATAATAATATCAGAAAGAAGTTTGATTTAGATTTACAATATGGGAAGATGCGTGAAAAGAAACTTCACGATATGTTTTTTAAGAAAAAGTTTGAGATAAAGTCTGAAAGGGATTGGTGGCAAAAGACAGGTAACATTGCTATTGAAGTTCAATGTTATGATAAGCCCAGTGGGATATCAGTTACGAAAGCTGATTATTGGATGCATGTCTTAACAGACGGTGATGATGAATACTGTACTCTTGTATTTAAGGTAAGCACAGTTAAGAAATTAGTAAAAAAGTATAAAAATAAAAATGTATTTGGCGGTGACCATAAAAAATCTAAGTTTGTTTTAGTACCGTTAAAAGAATTATTTGTGTTGGAGAACATAAAAAATGGATAAAATAAACCCCAACTACTATAAAAATAAACCTATTGAAACAATAGAAGTAATCAGAAATGAATTAACATCTGATGAGTTTCGTGGTTATTTAAAAGGTCAGGTGTGGAAATATTTATCTAGACACAGAGGAAAGAATGGTTTTGAAGACTTACAGAAAGCCAAGTGGTATATGGATTACTTAATTAAGTTTGAGCAAGAAATGGGAGAAGGATTGTTAATTAAAAACTAGGAGGTAATATGACAACCAATAATTATATAATTACAGGTGAACAGGTACAGGTACTATTGAGATATTTGTTTACTCGACCTTACGGTGAAGTTATTAAGATGATTGAAATACTAGGTCAATTGAGGGAACTAGATGAAAAGGTCAATGCGGACTTCATCTCAAAAAAACAAGGTAAGTAGTAACTTAGCTACTATTTACGTTAATTTAGATAAGAGGGGAGAGATTAAGCTAGATTTAGATTATATTAAACCTGCTCTTTTAATAGAAACATTTAAAAAGAAATTTCCTGATTATGAAAACTCCGTATTATTATCTTCTATTATTTACGATACTATATCTATCTATGAGGATTTATATGACAGGATTAAAAATACTATCAATATGAATTAAATATCTCGCATTTCCATACTCAAGGCTCTTGCCCTGTTGGGGGTTTGTCTGTACCATCTCGAACGCAACATCTCGTTTGCTGCGTCAGGGAAGTTATCCTCTTTTAAATACTTAATCATATTTCTAAATTTAGATACCCCGGCAAATCCCATTTGAAAAATCATTTCACAGATAATACCTTTAGCTTTAGCAGGTAAATCTAAATCATTTTCTACACAGAACTTTTCCATTAAGTTCCATGCCTTATCAAAATCTTCTTCAAAGATTCTATCCCACCCTTCTTTATCTTTGGGTGCTTCTTCCCCGGGTAGCATCTTGTGACCATAGCCACCAGTTTTAAATCCTAAAGTATCTATATAAGTATCTAGTCTAAAACCTTCATGCTGTTTGATTCTTTCTTTTAGTGCATCTTTAATTATATCTGACATTAATCCTCCTACACTATTGAGTAATTTTCTTAGATTTTTCAAAGCTGCGTAATCCCGCCATGCCCAAGAGTGCTGTGACTAAAGGGAACAATGTAGCCATATCTAACTCAGGTAATGGATTATGTTCTATGCTAAATGCAGCTAGAATAAATACTAAAAATTGTTTTATTACATACTCCCATGCAATAGCTAACGCACAGGACATACCAATCAAAGGTCTCCATGACCTCTGCATAATACCTCCAATACCTGTAGCTGTAGATTTAGCATCGGCTAAATTAATATCCATTTGCTTGGAATTAATCTGATTCTCTAACTCTTTTAATTTTACTTTTGCAGCAAGTTTTTCTTCTTCGGAAGTATGAACACTGTCGATAACTTTACCGACTGTATCTACTAAACTTCCTCCTAATAATTTACTTAACATTTATGCTTCTACTCCTTGTAAAGTTTTATAATATTCTAACCATTGTTCCAAACTCCAACAGGTCATTTCCTGATACTCAATTTCTCTATCTCCAAATTGATTTTGGATAGTTTGTTCCAGTAGTCTTCCTTGTTTTTCTTTGAAAAGTAGACAAGTATCCTTGTCTATAAAATCTACGTATGTATATCTAAATAATTTAGGATTACTTTCCCCATTAAAAAACAAAATTAGCACAAGAACATATTTCATTACTTAATGTCAAAAGAATCATTATAAATTGTATCCGCTAGTTTTTTCTTATCTGTAGTTACTTTACCTTTTAAATTCTTTGTTATAACATCTTGAGTTAAATCTTTTAATTTATTTTGTAATTTTAATATAATTCTATCTGCATTATAATTTTGACCTATCATATAATCTATATACTCATCAGGAACTGGTCCACCTTTTAACACTGAAATTGCCGCATACTCTGTCCAATCCTGCTCTTTCATTGCTTTTCTATTTTTCATTTTAGTTACGTGCCATATAACTTTATTTATATATGCTTCTTTTAAAGTATAGGTAGAGAAAAGTCTTCGAGTCCAATCTGTTAAATCTCTATTTATTTTAGAACGTACTTTATCTCCTGCCCCAACAACAATTACTCTATTCTCTCCTGCTCTAGAATCATTTAAGTATTCAACAACATTTTTACCTTCTAACTTAGCATTATAGTATGCTTCAATTACCGGCTTCATAATATTAGGTGCAAAAGAATTAAAGAATATCATTGCATCACCTTCTGTTTCACTTCCTTGTAGAAACTTATTAATATAGTTAGTACTTGCAGTAGCTACGTTACCTGCTAACTGTAATCCCGGAGGCATAGTAAACAATGTATCTAAACCAATATTAGCAGGTGCGGCTAAAGTAGCTGTTAAATCTGCATTGAGAACAGTTGAAGGAACACCAAATAATAGGTAAGGATGCAAATCATTTTCATATAAATATTCAGAAAAAGTAGGTATCTTTTGATTAGTTTTTAATATTCCTACTTTTCTTAGTAAAGAACCTGCGGATTTGTCTAGTACACCCAATAAAAAGTCTGCAGTTTCAATACCTATCACTCCATATAAACCTGCAGTAAATACCATACTAGCAGTAAAAGAAGCAGTAGGTGCTAAATCACCTGTTTTTTGAGTAGTTCTAACGTGTTCTACCATTTGTGCTAGATAGTTATGTTGAAATGTTTTAAATAAACCAAAAGTTTTACCAGCAGTTCTACCTAATAGTCCTGATGAACCATACAGCATAGGTCTTTGAGTAGCATTATATTCTACCATATAAGTATCTGATAACTGCCATGCTCTATCTTTAGCCATCTTATGAGACATACCACCTTCTCTTAATGAATGATAAAACATTAAGGTAGCGTTCATACGAGAGAACTGTTCTAGTCTTGCAGAAAATCCTTTACCTGTAGCAGCATTTAAAAATTTCTCAAAGTTTTTAAATGATTTACCTCTAATAGCAGAACTAAATTCATTTAAAAATGCAGCAGTTATGTTTCTGTTTTTTACTGCTTCTTGAATAGCTTCTTTAGCTTCTTTAGTTGGAGATATTAAATCTTTTTGTGATTTGAAAAAAGCTTCCATTGGACTACCCCCTTCTCCGATAGCTTTCATTCTAGATAGTTGGGGTAAAATCATTTGATAGGGTTGGATAACCTGAGACAGTGCAAATCTCATGTTAAACATAAGCAATCTAGTTGTTAAGGTAAAAGAGTTTATGTTATTAACAAATCTATCTAAACCATTTGCCCCTAAAAATTTACCAAAAGAATTTTCTAATAGTTTATCAACAGGATGTGTGCTACCTCCACCTTTTTTTAAAGAAGTAAAATCACCTGAAAATACACCACTATAATATCTATGCAATAAATCTACAGTATTTTTATAATGTTTAGCTATATGTTTATCTGTAGTTAAGTCTTTTAATTCTCTTCTTAATTTTATTTGATATCCACTTCTAACAGCACCTTGTACATATGCCATATACCCTTTAACAAAGTCAGATGTATTTTTCATTCTAGCTATACCTTCAGGTACACCTAAATCTTTATATAATTTAGAATTACCTCCTAAGTAACCATCCACAAACTTTTGTTTACGTGGCATTTTATGAATGTTAAATCCTTGTTTTATATAATTAGCTTCCCACGCATCTCTAACTTGTTTTGCTAGTTCTTTATTATTTCTTAAAAAGTTCATAGTTTCTGCAAAAACAGATACTTGCATATCACCAGTCCTCTGTGCTGCATCTACTTCTGTTTTTACATCTCCTAATTTTTTTTCTACTGCTTTTGTAATTAACTTAGCAGTGACTTTATTATTAGCAGGTAATACTGTCACTAATTCATTATTAGATTTTTTCCTAACAAATATTCTAAAGTCAGCCATCCAAATATGAGGGAAATAAGATGGTAATTCTTTAACAGGTGTAAATTCAGGACCACCAAATTTAGCACCCATCTCATTATAAAATTTTAAACTTTCTCTTAGTCCTCTTCTTAAAGTTTTATAAACTAATATTTCATTATCTTTAAAGTTAAAATTATCTCTTAAAGCTTTGTTAGTTAAATCACCTTCTCTTTTATTATATAATCTATTATTCTTTTTATTAACATTAGCAAATTTTTCTATCGCAGGTAATTTTTCTACCACTCCATTTAAAAATTTAGAGTTAGTTTCTAAAATAGCTTCAATAGAATTAGGGTCTCTTCCTGTTTTAGCATATTGATTAGCAGGTAATAGACTTATTTCTTTACCTGATTTTGGTATCAATCCTTTAATAACATTAGTAAAATAAGGGTCAGCTTTATTAAACACAGGATTACGTAGGATAGAGTCAACAGCATTTTCTGCTGCTATTCTATTTTGAGTAACTAAATCAACACCTTTTTTAAATAAAGAATTTGTTGCTTTTCCTACAAATCTTGCAGGTGCAGCTTGAAATATAAATTCATTAACAATCTTTTTAAATCCTGAACTAGGAATATCTTTTTCTGTAGGAGAATATTCATATTCTTTTTTCTTTGTTTTTTTATTTACTTTAACACTTTCAGGTTTTATAAGACTATTAACTACTGAGTTTACTGAACGTAAATCTAAAAACTCTTTAGACATTTCTACATGAGCATTATGTTTATTGTAGTTATCTCTTAGTGTGAATATATCTCCCTCTAGTTTTTGAAATCTTTTCTCCATAGAGTTTATTTCTCTTTTAGTTAAAGTTTTTTCACCTTTCCCTACAGCATCTTTAGCTAAAATAATTTGTTCATTTAGTTCTGATAATTCTTTTGATTTACTCTCAATAATATTAATTTGTTTATTACCTTCTACTTCTAATTCTCTTATATATTTATTTTGCTGATAATTTCTACCGCTTAAAAATGAATTTAAATCTGCTCTTGCTTCTCTAATATTTTTACCTTGGATATTACCCATTGCACTTAAAGCACCAAAGGTAATACCACCTACCATTTTATCTTCTAAATTACCATCGGTTACCCCAAAACCTAAAGTACCCATAGCTGAAACTCTAGTCTTAATATTAAAAGGTTCTAAAGTTTTCATTACTTTACCTAATAAAAATCCTTTAGCACCTGCTATACCTGCTTCCTCTAAACCTCTATCTAACTCTCTTAGTGCATCTGTAGTAGCAAAACCTAAAGGTGCAGACTTTAATAGTCTAGTGGGTAATACATATTCTCCAATGGTGACTGGTGATTGACCAACAGCAGAAGTTAATTTACCTACAAAAGTATCAGGGTCTTCCGGTCTATATCCATAAGTAGCTTTCGTATTAAAGAAAGGATTCTGTGAATTAGGATTATATTGAGATGATAAATTTTTTAAGTAATCTTCTGCAGCATCTAAAGCATAAATTAAACCTTCTTCATTATCTTCTTGGTATGCTCCTTCAATAGATTTACCAAATTTATTAGTTGCATATTTACTTAATGCACTAATACCTCCGGGTATATTACCTAAAGTGTGATAAAAAGAAGATACACTACTTAGATACCCGTATAGAATATCATTACCAAATCCTTTTATACCATCCATAAAAGTTCCGGGTTGTTTTTTTATTCTTTCTGTAGAAAAACCTCCCTTATATAGTTCAGCGTTGTCTTGTATATCCTGTATGTCTGTTAGACCATCAAAACCTTCAGGTTTATTAATAATAACCATACCTTTATTGGTATTCATATTATTAATTTTAGTCTGAAATTCTTCAGACAAAGTTCTAGTTTTACTAGACTTCGAGTCTAGTTTATTTATTAATAAGTCTATTTTATTTGTAGGGGGAGAGATTTCCTGTTGAATAACAGTGTCCTTAGGTTTAGCTTGTTCAAGCTTATTGATTAACAGTTCTATGTCTGCCATTTTAATACTCTACGTAGTATGTTTGTCCGTTAGATATAAATTCTATTAAAGTTCCATCCTGTAATCCACTAAGTGCTTCATTAACTTCATTATCACTCATTACATCGAAGTTTAAATTTAATTTAGGTAAGTTTTTTTGATAATCAGATAATGCATTGACATTTCCTGCCACATTAAATCCCTGATTTATTAAAGCAGTAACATTAGGGTCTTGTTGCATCTGAGAAACAGAACTTTGACTATAGGTTACTTGCTCATTAGGAATACCTAATATATTAGTTATATTCTGTATTATCTCATCTCTTGGTGTATCACTTAAGAAATCTACTTTTGCTTTATCTGTAGCAGCTTCTACTAATATTTTTTCTAATATTTCTTCTGGTCCATCTGCTTGAGCAGTATCTCCTTTTATTAGATTCATTTCCATTTCATCTAGCATAAATTCTTTAGGTACAAATTCTGGATTATTTGCTTCAGATATTGGTATATTTCTTTTAACTAAAAATGCTAATTTATTATAAGCATTATTAACATAATCTTTTTTCTCCATTCCCGGATAAGCACTAGTTATAGGTTCTGCTCCTATAGTAGGTGCTTCCTCTAAACCTGCATAAGATGCTTTATAATCTCTTTTAGGTACTAACATTTCTGCTGTTTTATTACCTACATTAACATTGGAATATAAAGAAGTATAAGCTGCCATATCATTATCATACATGGCTTGAGTTTTTTCACCTAAATAATCATAAGGATTAGTTATACTTGTTTTGTAATCTTCTGGTATTTGAAATTCTGCAACTCTATCTGCAATATCATCTACATCATCATTAAAATCAATAGCGTTATTATCTACTTGATAAGCTAACTGATAAATACCATTTGGACCATATTTAGAATTAAGAACACCTGCAACCTGATTTAACTTATTTACTTTTTCTGTAGCGTTATCATCAGCAGTAACTAATTGTTCTCCAATCTTTTGTATTCTATCAGCAATTTCAGCATCTTGTTGTCCCCAATTATCTAATTTTCTTTGTAAAGCCCCTGTTAAAAATGATGTCATAAATGCCATTATTCTTCTCCTTCTATTTCTCTTGTCATTAATCCCATACGTTTAGGAGTTTCTTCTACTTCTTCTTTTGGCTTTTCTTCACCTTTTCCTTGTACCTTTAAATTACTAATGACTTGGTCAAACTTTTTACGTACTAAGAACTCTTCAGCTACTTTTGTTGGTGATTTATCATCTAAAGTAACAACAATCTCTTTTAGATTAGCTTTCTTAGCAATACCAATTATCATTGCCATCAAGATAGGTGCTAATAAAAGACCTAGGTCAGGGTTAAATTTACCTTCTGTAAAACCTGCAAATATTAAAGTTCTAACAATAGCTTCTACAGGAACTCCTGATTTAAGCATTGCTAACATATTCATCGCAGTATCTTCTTCTGTTAATCTTTCAAACATAGATTCTGCTGCTTCATTAATATTAGTATGTCTTGGGGGATGTTCCCAAGGATAATTTTGTGGGGTATCTGTTAAAGATTGTCCGGGTACGGGTGCATCAAACATATTATATTTCATGGTATTATTGTGTAAACCTCGTAATACGTTGTAACCAAGATGTTAATACATCTTCATAATTTGTAACATCAGGGGCAGATGGTCCTTTTGCTTCTTCCATTCCTGAAGAAGATAATTCAAACATTCCACCTAAAGAAGGTTCTTCGATTAGTGGAGTAGGACTTCTATCAGAAGTTTTCTTTTTAACAGTACTATAAATGTCTGCTCCTGTTTTTACTATTTTATATATTTTCGCTAAATCTCCAAACATGATTCCTCCTACATTCTATTAATAACTTCTACTGCAAATTCACCCATGAGTTCATAGAGTTTTGTTTTCTGATTTTCATCAGCAATATCAAAAGCTGTTTGTCTTTGCATTGCAGCAACAGCTAAATTGTGTTGTCTGTTTAAAGCATTTTCAGCAGAAGTATTAGCCCAAGAAGCTTCATCTCTCCACTGTTGCCATAAAGCTGACATTGCAAAATTAGATATTCCTAATAGGTTTGCAGCATTAGTTTGATTAGCAGCATTGATAGCTGCAGTATTAGCAGTGTTAGTATTCCTTCTCCATGCAACATTAGATTGGTCAATAACACGCTGATTCTCTACGTTAAACTTCTCTCTTTGGTCTTTTATTTGTGCATTAAACTGGCTTATCTGTGCTTGTAATGCTGAGTTTGCTTGGTCGACAGCTATTTTATTTTTAGCATTTTCTGCTTCTAGTCTGTTTTGTTCTGTTGTATTAAACTGTGCCATAGAATTTTGCATGGTTGCATTATTTTGTTTAATCTGTGCTTGTAAATTATTAAAGAATTGGTCTGTTTGGGATTGACTCTCTGCATTAAATTGTCTTGCAGCATTAATAGCTGATTGGTCAGATAAAAGTTTTTGTTGTCTTAATTGTACGTTTTGAAGGTTAGACTGTTGAGTATTAGTCAGATTAGCCATATCCATTTGGAAATACTGTTGAGCATTTAGGATAGCAGCTTGTTGTCTGTTATTTAAGTTTTGAAATACGACTTGAGAATAAGTTTGAGCATCTTGTTGAGCAATAGGTATAGAAGCATCGAGTACACCTCTAGCAATAGCTTCAGCAGCAATACTAGAAGAACTTAAACCTCTTTTTGCCATAGCCGCATCAGCGACTCTTTGAGCAGCACTTGCAAATACAGGTAAAGGTTGTCCTGCTTGTTGTGCTGATATAACTTCATTAGATATATTTTCTAATTGACCCATGACTGTAGCTTCTCTTGGAATATCTGCCACATTCATTGTAGCAGCAATAGCTGGTTGAGTAACACTACCTTGGGCTGCTGCCATTTGTTCTGCAGGTTGCCCTGCCTGAGCAGCATAATTCTGATAAGTTTTAGTAAAGTCGGATGGTTCTACTTGAGCAGTAGTAGCTACTGTAGAAGGAGTTATAGTAGGAGCAGTAGGTGTAATAGCTTGTGCTACAGGACTAGGAGTTGTTAATCCGGGAGTTGTTTGTATTTCCCCAGTTCTTACTTGCTGTAGTTCAGGAGTAATTCTTGCACCACTAGGTAATGTAGGTTGTACCATTTGAGCAGCAGTCGTAGCTTGTGTTAAACCTGATGTGCTTGTTTGAGTAGAAGGAATGGCTTGTTGAATAGCACCTACTTGTTCTTCTCTAGTAGTAGGAGAAGTAGGAGTGGGTTGAGGTGTCATAGCAGGTGCTTGTCTCATTGCAAATTCCTGCCCCCCTACAGTTCCCCCTTTAAATCCTATAGGTACTTGATATCTGTTTCCTTGAGCATCATACATATATTGATTACCCTCTTGAGGCATCACTGCTGCGTAAAAACCACTTCCCGGTCCGTATCCTAATTCAATTGCCATTAATTACTCCCTTTAATTAAATATGCTTCCATCCACATAATCTTTTCTTTGATGACGGCTATATCCTGTTGCATTTGGGTCACTGCATCTATTTT